ATCTTTAGTTGCATCACCAAAAGAGTTCATTAGAGTAGTTATTGCATCCGCTGCAACTCCGGTATCTGTCAAACCAGCTTTTGCTGCCTGTGCAGAAACTTCCAGGACATCCATAGCTTGTGCTGCTGGGACACTAGCAGATAGAATATCATATAAACCTTTTGCCAGTGTATCTGTGGATTCTCCATACGCTTCTGATAGATTAAGCATACCCTTTTCAAAAGTCTTCATCATGGGCATTGTTTTTTTATCAAGCATTGTAGAAACATTTGCAAGAGCTTTTTCAAACTTAGCTGCATCAACTGTGCCTTTAACAAATGCAGCAGCAACCGCAAGCATTCCTATTTTTGCAGCTTTGCCAATTGCCTTGAAAGTTTTATCAGTAGCCTTTGCAAATAAGGTTGTCTTTCCAGTAGCACTATTAATCCCAGTAGTAAACCCTTTAGAATCGAGTCCTAATAATACAGTTAATTTTCCAACTATCATGCTGACATCCCTGTCTGACTAATAACATTCATGACTTCCTGGTGAGTTGTTTGTAATTTCATTGGTACTGTACTCATTCCAAATTTTGCTTCCAGCATCTTCTCAACCCTCGCAATACTTATGGATACAGGTGGATCCTCTAACCATTGATCCATTAATAATCTAACCTGTCTCCATGACAATTCTGTTTCAATGCGTTCAACTGTATATGCTGGATACGCTATAATTAACTTATGATATATACCAAAATTATCGTCGTCTAGCTCTTCACCATTTTTAGAGCCTTCTTGAAGTTCTCTTGAAAAAAATTAGTTAACCAATCCAACTGATTTTGTCTAGCAACTTCTTTTGTGATTTCAGTTATTTCTCTAATGGATAAATTATCCTCAAAGAATTCTTTTTCAGTTGATTCATAGTCTGGATCTTTATAGGAAAATAACCAATTCAATATTTCAGCTAATCGCTCAAATGCAAGATCTCCATATTCATTTAGAACATCTTCAATCTCCATCTTTGGAAGTTTCTTGCCACGCTTTTTCTTCTTGCCACGCTTTTTCTGAAACTCATCAACAATACGGATTACCTTTACACCGAATTCACGGGCTCTACCAATTGACATTTCTCTCAATATGAATTCTCTACTTCCTATTGAAATAAGCGTCTGTGCATTTGACAATTTCTTCAGGAGTTCTGTATTTTCTTTCAAATCCTTTTCCATTTTTCTCAACCACCTCTTTAATATCTAATTTTGGTAACTCGGTTATTATGCCGTCACTACAGTCAAATAACTGTGGACGATCCAGTTTATACACACTCAATAAGGCAAGCTTATATTTAGCTTGTTCAGCTGATGTAGGGATACCATTATCACTAATTATAAATTCTCTATTTATATTAATATCCCCTGTAGTCTTGCCATCTTCATCTTCATGTTCAACAATATTAGTTTTTTCTTTAGTCCATTTACCTTTGACCTTCATCATACCAGGATATCTGTTAATCCAATTCTTAAATCCAAAATCAACACCACATAAAAATAATGGGCCATAGCCCATAAAGTTTGCAACCTCTACTGCATTATTAACAACACACCCAGCATTCAATATAGAAGCCCCAACCATCGAATAAACTACTGGTAAAATATTCTCAAAAAAATCATGCCCTAACAATTGCCCTTTAATTACTTTTTCCATTTCAGGCAATGGCTTGCCTTCAAATTTCTCTTGATCAAATAATTTAGCAAAATGCATCATTAAATAATATATTTTAGGGCCTCTCCATAATTCAATTACCTTTGGGTCTACTGACGGATGAGTGACTAATGTTGAACCTTTGAAATTCTGATACTCAAAAAATAATTTCCAGGCTGACTGATTTGCATCAAATAAACAAAGATACTCCGGCTGATGCCCATAATACTTGAGTGTTGATGCCATTGATTCTGATGTAAAAATTGCACCTTTCCAATCTTTCAATAATGGGATTAACTTTTCTAAACTGATCCCAGCCCCTACAATTAATGCTGGCTCTCCTTTATGCTTATTTTGATGATTACGCAAAGAATAGTTCTTTTTATCTCTAACTAATTCTTTTTCGATTTTATCGTAATTAGCATACGAAGCCCACACCCATCTATTGAACCAAGATCTCAGAACACCAGAATTTCTACTGTCCTGAGATTGCTCGGCTTTTTCACCTTGTTTATACATTGAATTAAGCCTCCACGCTCCATTCGAAAAGCTGTTTCCCTATTGGTTTAGTTAGATCTGCCAATACATGGAATGTCATTGGTATTCCTGCAAAAGCATCTGCCATTGAAATTGCAATATCGGATGCACCAATCTTTTTTGCTCTATGAGCATAAAACTGGACATTTTTCCCATTATCATTAATATGCACAATTCTTAGAGTTGCTTCAAAATCTGCAAGTTGCCCACCTACTCCAAGTCTTGAAACTGTTGCTGTATAATTATACTCAACATGGACTGTGCTAAGATCTGTAATACCAGCTCCTATTCTTTTTAATGATCCACTTGATACCGTTGCTGTAAAATCTGTTCCTTGAGTATATCCATCAGGTGTATTAGACCAATCGGAACTAAATACCATTATCGTTCCAGAAGTGTATCCAGCTTGATCTAAAGTGACACTTGCTGTTCCACTTAATTCATGATCTTCTCTAAATCTTATTACTGTTGATGTTGACTCATCATAGGCAATCGCATTTATAACTGGTGCTGCTGCAAACTCATTTGCTGCATCATAGGTATACCTATTCTGTGCATTTTTAAAGTCATCCAGCATGACATCGACTTCCATCGTTTCCATTGTCTTATGAGACCCTACATTCACCCCTGAATCTTCAAGCGCAAATTGAACAGTCTCTTTATTGTACCGAAAGGTTGCTGCCGATTTTGGAGAGCCTAATCTAACATCTCCCCAGTATATCTCACATGGTCCAATCGGTTTGGTTGCTGCTACCGCTTTACTCATAATAATGCCCTCCTGTAATGTATATCAAACATTACATTTTTGCCGTAGACATTGAACTCATCGTCAAATAAATCTTCCGGCTCACTTACTAATATAGCCCTGAATCCGGTTGTAGTGGTATCAGGGTTTTGATTTAACAACTGTATGATCCTTTTTATAATGTCTTCATATGCATCATCTTTAGTCCATACATTTATTGATAATGTACTATTTGTAATTAGGAAACTAGGATCACTTAATTGATCACTAGTGGTAGAATTTATATTCAATACAGTTTCAGGAAAAGTAGGTTCTACAGGAGGTTTAAACCAATATGTTTGGAATGGTTCTGCCCCTGGCGTACCCATTAAAGCAATATAAGAAGCATCATCAGTTAGCCGTTTTTTTATTGCCAATTTTAAAGCTTTCATTTTATCGCCTTTGCTACAGCAGCACCAAACAATATTATTATTCCTGGTCCCTCTTCAACTAATGCTGGGCCAAAATATGGGAAAGCCCTTCTCTTTGGACCACCTATTTCAATTAGTGTTGCATACTTTTTACTAGCAGTTACTTCACCAGTTATACCATAAGTAAAAGCCTTAACCTTTTCAGCTTTAATTGAGTTAACCAGGCCTGCTGACCACGTATAGAATCGCTCATCCGGATGACTTTTCCTCTGTTCCCGTGAAAGTTGTGAGCCTACAACATGCCTACTCTTTGCGTTTGTCACCACTTTGTTCTGGCTCAACTCCATTGCTGTTATCAAGTTTGCGTCCACGAACGTCTTTACTAACTGCAGGTTTCTGTTCAGCTCTGCTAATCCTTGTACCATTGTACATTTCCTTTAACTTCGATAATGGGTAATTTACATGTTTATAAAAAATGTAATTTTCCCCTCTTTTTTCTGCCATCTCAATATGGCGAAATGTTAATTTCCCCGGTAATCCTTCACTCATCTATTTTCCACCTTCTCAGTGTAAACTTGTTTATGCCCATCATAAGGGCCCACATTCATCACTTCATGATAATCGGTTTCATCCGGTTCGTAAATCCTGTGACCTACTGCCACCGATGAAGTTGCTGGAAAAAACAAAAGGTGAGTGCTTTCAATAACTCTACCTTTTATTTCTTTTTTAAATGCTCCACTCTTAGGAAATATCAATACTGTTGATGTTTCAACAATTGTTGTTGACGACCTGGGATATACTGATGTCGATGTATATAAGGAGGTGGAACTTCTTACTATTACAACTGTTCCACCATCACCGTCATTATTATCTAATAACCCATCAGTATCATCATCCCAACTCATTAAGAACTATCCCCTATATATTCAGATTCATCTTCTCCAAACTCATTAATATCTGTTGCAATTTCACGAATGTCTTCAAACGGTGTTTCACCCTGACCCATAACCTGTAATTTTTCTCTGGATGCTATCAGGCTATCAAGGAAAGAACCTTTACTGACCGATTTATCACCGATTTTATAATTGCCGACATTGCTGGAATCATCCAACAATGCCTCAATTTTGAGATCAATTTTTGCTATAAGCTCGGATGCTGTAGCCATTATGATGCCGGCATTCCCTGTATAACATATCTGTTGCTTACTGCACCACAACCACCATAATAACTGACTTTGTATCTCGCAACAATATCAGCATTAAATGCCTGTTCACTATCTCTTCCTTGCTGTGCAACCTGAAGAGGCCATACCTCAGTATAAACAAACTGCTTTTTGAAGTCCCCATAAAAATAGGCAGTTGCAGCTTTTTTCTGATCAAGAAATGGTGAAGTAAGAGCTTTTGTTCCAGTAAAAATATTTTTTGTCCCAGCAGGAGACTCTGTTAAAACAGCCTGCCCCGAATAACAAATCTTATTTGCGATACTCCCCAAAGCCACTGAAGTAAGTAGAATTTTCGGTGTTATTACTATAGGTAAACCCTGCTCATCTGTAAACTGACCAAATAATGCCATACATGATGCAAGTGAAGTTTCATCTGCAAGTGCTGTCCCATGTAGATTATTTAATGTTCCAGATGAGTAAGGATCATTTGAAGTACTACTATAAAGTTCTGTTGCTGTACCTGCTGGTCTCCATGCTGCTAATACACCAGATTCAGTCAATTCAATAACTGCATTCATGATAGTTTTTTCTCTATCAGATTTAGCAGACTCTCCAATCTGTTGAGCTCTCATTAACATCTGCCCTGTCTGGTCGAATCTTACCATCTCTTCTGTAAGAGAAATAATACGACCTTTTTTGGTATTTTTAATTTTGTGGTATTTCTCAGTGATTGAGCCCTCTTCGTAATCAATACCTTCAAAGACCTCTTTCATCTGATTATCAGCTCCAAAGCCAACAATTGTTTCATCGCTTACAGATGATTTTACAACTGTCACAAGCTGATCACCAACTCCGTATTCCAGATCATAAGCTTCCTGGACTTTTTTACTTATCAATGCACCGGTAATCTTTGGAAAAGCGGAGGAAGCCATTGCTTCTGAAAAGTCTGCTTCTCCAACAATGCGATTACCCAATAGATGATCCTGCCTAAGTGAGGGCTCATCCATTGCCTGCCATAGGGCTTTTAAGGAAAGCTCATCTGTTTTGATTTTTCCCTCATTGATGTTATTAACCATTGCGATGGCGAACCGTTTTTCTCCGCCATTTTTATATAAAGATCTCATGCTATTTCTGTTCATTTTTTACCTCCTAGCTCCCTGTTATATCTTTCTGGAGTGCACCAGCTAAGAATTGAACGAGTACACTGGTCCCTGCAGTGTCAAGATCTTCCGCACAAACAGCCACAACATTAGTTGCCGAATCAAATGCACTGGTGCTGGTATATTTAATCAATGTCTGAGCACCATCTATAGTATACTGCTGACCATATATTTGAGTTGCACTTGCTACTATCATTTCAAAAACTGTTCCATGCCCAATTTCCAGCATTCTAATTTCTGTTGCTGTTAAGTCTGTTGCTGGAGATGCATCCATTGCAATTCCTACGAGATCATCATGATCACTTGACAATGCTGCAGCACTAACTCTTCCAGATCCATAAGCAATTTGTAGCATGTCTCCCTGTTCGATTGCCACTGTTCCAGTTTTTTTCACTTTTCTGGAGATCTGTGGTCCTCTTCTGTATCGGTATTTATTAGCCATGACTTATACCTCCCACTCATTTGCTGCTGCTATGATTGCTTTATCATAGTCTTCATCACTCAGGGTCTCATCATTAGACTCATCAATATCTGTATGGTCGCCCATCCCGGATACGACTTTCTTTCCAGGTTTTGTTAACGTCTTTCTGTCTTCAATAAGAGCCTTCATAGCATCCTCATCTTTTGCTTCAGAAAGTGTATCTCTGAAAATCGGAGTAACAAGAGCTTCATCAATTTTACTTTCTTTCAAAAGTTTATCAACGGTCTCTTTCTTTTTTGCAGCTGCTTCAATAACTTCAAACTCATCAACTTTCAGTCCCAGAGCTTTTTTACTTTCAGTCAATTCAGCAATCTGCTTTTTCAAACTATCAACTTCATCTTTGCTTGATAGATTGTCCTGAACTTTCTTTTCAATAGCCTCTATCATATCAGGCCGACTTTCAAGGAGTTCATTTAATGTAAGATCTTTTAAATCCATACTTTCCTCTTCATCATTTGAATTTCCAGATTCAAACATATTATTGGTTGAGCCTGGTTCTGTGACAAGGTCTGCACTGTGCAGAGCCTTGAGGGAATATGCTTCTGCTATTCCCGTTTCTTTATCATAACTCATTTCCCCATTCGCCACGATTGACAAACCTATCTTGTCTGCCATTTCACCAACGAGTGACTCTACAATGGGAGCCTGATGTGGTAAATATTTTATATCGGCTCGCGGAACTCCATTATCCATTCTGCCATTTTCATAAAATCCAAGTATATCATTTACATCACGAACGCCATGATGCTTATCCAATTCCTCCATACTCACATGGTTCATATAAACTTTTTTACCACTAATATTCTTAGCAACAGCCTTCAAAAAAGATTCTGAAAAACGGGTGCCCTTACTCCCAGGGAAATATCTATTTACAGATGTAGAATTTAATATAATAACCCCTGGAATAATACGGTTTTCAGTGTCAACTACACTCTCTTTAAATTGCCCTGAAATAAATGATTCTGAAATTTGCATAGTTTTCATTTCTGTACCCTTCCTGCTTTCGCTATATTTCCCAATGCTGAATTCTTTGAGTAGTTTAATAATTTTGCTTTTAATTTCTTTAGGGATTATAGAAGGCATCCGTTCTTTTGAACCCCCCATTGCCTGATCAATAGCTTTGAGTGCATTCAAATTTACTGCTCCGGCTCTCCGATACAACTTTGTGCCTGGATCAATCCCTCCAGCACCTTCACGATAAGGGAGATGCCATTTTCTTCTGTCTTCTTTATCTTCAATCCAGAGGAAACTTTGAGATGGTAATTGTAATTTATTAACTAAAGACCAGTTATTATTGCTGGTGTCCTGTTCTAAAATTCGTTCAACTTCTGCACTAAGCTGAAGGGCATAAAAAGCATTTGCTGTTGCCCTATCCATTTATTACCAGAATTTCTTCAAACGTTTATTTTTCATAACCTCAATTCTATCTCCATAAGCAACTGTTACTCCGTTTTCTATTACGGGCTGCCCGTATGTTGCAACTATGTAAGCAACCACTTTTTTATGCCACTGATTGATAGCCACATGTCTTTTTTCTTTTAATTCCTTGCCCTTACTATTTATATCGGCAATTTTTTTTCTTCGTTGCTCTTGCACCTCATTTGTCTTACCTGGGATAGTAGTTTCTATATAAGCATACTGTGACCCTACCACTTTCATTTCATGCACAATACCATCAAATCTATTTGATAATGTTGCTGCAATATCTATTGTAAATACCCCAAAACTCATGCTTAATTGCTCTTCAATAATTGTGATCTCTGCCTGTTTCAATCCTGCAACTGATTTCTTTACCTCTGCCATTTTCTTTCTCCTATTCCTAATTTATTCCTACTATTTTATATTGTCAACAACCAAAGCCTCTTCACGAGCTACGATTGTAATATAACATTGGCAATTTGGGTGGGAAATTGGGACCGCACTTGGTGGATATACTCCAGTCCCTAACCCATATTCATCATTTTCAGCATAAGCATCACATTCACCAGTAACACATTCTCCGTGCCCTGCAGACCGATGCCATTGAATACCTTTTACCCATGATTTTTTACTTGCATATTCAGCGGTTGCTTCTCTATATGCTCTGGTAACCTCCGTCCTGATCAGCCTATCCATGTTTTTATATGCAGATTTATATATCCCACGCCCAGGAGGATGACTTTTATAAAACTCTTTCCAGTATCTTGTTCGCATATCTGCATTAGAAAGATAAAGGAAACCCCGAATATCCTTCATAATTTCCCCAACATATAATCCGTCAATATATCCTTTGGCAATCATACGTCTAATTTCTTTATATGATGTGTAATGTAGATCCCATATTCTGTTAGATAATGTAATCCCATCATATCCTTTAATCAATTTTCCCAAGGCCCGTCTCCAAACTTTATCAAATACTTCTGCTTTCATTCCTATTTTAGCACCTGATTTTAAAGCACCCTTAAACATGGAAATGCTTGCCTTAGTATCGATCATCGAAGCACGAACACTTTTCCCCATTAATGATTGTGCTGACCTGGTTAATTTATTACTTAAAACAACTAATTCTTTTTCGATATGTTTGAATAATACTCCCAGATTATTAGTGTCACTATTATCATAATTCAATAATATATTCTGAATTCTTTTAGTGGTACGTATATATTCAACACGATATTTTCTTAGCTCGATAGTTAAGGCTTTGTTTTTATCTGCCTGGCTTTTGATAATTGATTTATTTATATCATCTATATAGCTCATTTAATATGGTCCTGTCCAATCATTGTAATCCTCAACTGGGTCATACTCATATTTATTCCTCTTCCTCATCAGCCATTGCTTTTTTCTGCTTTTCAATTTCCAGATCTTCTTCATCTTTTTTAAATTCTTCCTCTTCAGGTTCTTCTTCGGCTTCTTTAGCCATAAGATCCATTTCCTGCTCATGGTCAAGATCAAGCCTCCCCTGTGCAGTAGTTTTTGACATTAAATCAGCATTCATTTGTAATATATATGCTTTAGTTTCCTTTTCAATATCCCTAGCAACAAGATCCGGAAATGTAATACTGCATTCTGTAGAGGTAGGCTCTGTGTTTTTTATTTCTTTAATTGACTTATCCGGTTGAACTTCTCTTTCTGTAAACGTTTCCATCTTAGGAATTTTCCCTTTCTTGATCCCGTCCAGAATAACACGTTCAAACATAACCTTATAAGCTTCAGCAAAAAAATCCTGCCAATCTTCAAACTCCATTACTGCCGGCCCCTCTGCAGTAACTGTGGATGCGTAATTTGAATTACTTGCATCACTGGAAACCATGAATTCAGGAAGACCAGATCCAGCAGCTATATTCAATAACAATGCCCTTCCATCATGCTGCACATCTGCAGCCTGGAGATTAGGGGATAACATTTCATATGAAATATTTCCATTGGTAGTATATACTGATACATTCTTCGGAGCCCTTGCCATTGCCGTTCCATCAGGATTCATTTTCTTGGATGTATCATATTTGTTTGCCACATTAGCAGCATTGGTCGGATTACCTTTTACATTTTTAACTAAAGCAATAGTACCACGTTTTTCACTCAATGTCATTCTATCCATTAACCATTTTTTATACATAGCTAGACTCTGCAATAATGGCTCATAATAAGAACGCCCCCGAAGAACATCACTGTCTACTAATATTTTAATATGCTGTACTTCTTCACCTTTGATATAATTATTTTTATAATAATATCCATAAACCTCTTCAATATCATCAGGATCGGTCACTATCCCATCACTAACTTTCTCTTTAGGATCGTCAAGCCTTTTTTCTGGATCAACCACAAGAGCAGGATTCATAAAGCGTACTTTCATTATATCTTTTTTTTCACCTTCAAAATATCTAAGGAAAGTTTCACCATCACGCATTGATCGTCTTACAATTTCCTTTACTCTCAATGCCATTTTATTTACTTTCCAGAACTCATTCCAATATTCTTTTACTGCTGGAGTAGTACTCATAGGATCTATTTTAAAACCATGCCCTGCAACATATTTCTCAAATAGCCTGATGATATTACGGCCATGCCCATTTTTGTAATATGTTTTGATTGCCTGTTCTCTGAGAGATTCCTGATCACTAGAATCAAGCCCCTTTTCACTATTGCTACCAATAAGTTTCCAGTCTGCCTCATCCGCTTCCGGGAGAACATAATTATTACTTTCCGTTACTGACTTCAGATCATTTATATTCTTAAGATCAGTTTGTGCTTGTTGAAGTCTTATTTTCCCTTCAATTATTCTTGTTTTAGCTCTTTCAAACATATTTACCTCTTACATATCTTCCATAAACTCTTCTACTGTATCGAATGTATCAGCAATGTATATCTCTACTCCCCAAAATAACCATTGAAATGCTATGCTCGGTCCTATCGAAATTCTTATTGTTGGAATTATATAAAACCCATACCCTTTCCTGTAATCTTTTATATCTAGCCATGATATGTGCACTTTGTTTCTTTTTATCATCTCAACCCCTATCTCTTTATTATCGGCTATATAAAAATATCGGTATCATCGTCTGCTTCTCCGTAATATTCTTCCTCATAAACTGGAGCTTCATATACACAATACACAAAACTATCGCCTTTGTCAGGAGACCTGCCTAGACGTTTTTTGTAAGTTTCTTTTGGCTCCATGATATATTGTCCACTCAACATTGGTTTATATTGCAATCCGGTAAGATCCATTATCAATTCCGGATCATTCGGAATTGAGATTACATTACCTTCTTCGAATTGGCGCTCAAATATTTGTCTTGCATTCCACCAAATTTCAGCTCTAAGATTCTTAAACTTTACTGTATCAAAAGCATTAGAGGCAGAATCAAGCCCAATAGTAGCATGCCCAAATTCTGCTAAATCATCAAAAGCACCAGAGCCCAAACCACAGGCATCAACATTAATAACCTCATCCAGTTCTGTCTCTGCCATTAAACGCCCAACTGAATAGGGAATTTTCTTTTTACCCCAGGAGACCTGTAGAGGAACTGTTTTCCCAACCATAGTTGTCAATATGCATTTATCATCACCCATCCTGGCAACATCAAAGCCGTGTTTAGTTATCCCTTCCCCTTCATCTACTTCTGCATCAACAGCAGATAGAACCCACTTTAACGGGATAACATTGCTGGTTCCTTCAGAAGAAAAATCACCTAGTACTTTTGTTTCCCACATTGCCGGTTCTTTAATAAACCATAAATCTTTCTTATCTAAAATTCCCTCAGATATTTCTATTTGTATATTTTTCTCATATTCTTTTGACCATTCTCTTCCTTTTTTGGGTTTCCCATAATTATATAAATCTTGATTTCTATATTGTTTAAATTCCGGATATTCATTAACTGCTACAAATGGAGAATCAAACGCTGATAATTTAATACAGTTCCATTTATCTCTCATGCTTTCCTGATGTTGCCTTAATGGACATTGCTGATCTGCTCCATCTGTAGTACTGATTTCCAATACCCTTGAAGTACCCCCAGTCATGGAACCTTCAACAGCATCATAAACCCATTGAGGTAATCCTTTGGCCTCGTCTAAAATCCAGAGAATATGAGGAGAGTGAAAACCCTCTATTGATTCTGCTTTATCTGTAGAGAATCCTACAACATAACTATCCCCAGAAGTTTTAATTTTCATTGTCATACATTCACCACGAAGGAAGTTACTATTTCTTGCATATATGTTTCTTATTTCTTTCCATAATAATAGTTCTACCTGTCTTGAAGTTGGTGCTGTAGTTACTATTATTGCATCTTTGTAAAGATTAAAAAATGCCACTGTAATTGCAGCAGCAACATAAGTTTTACTTACCCCATGACAGGCTCTGACAGATGTTCGTTTATTTTTCCAGACAGACTCTATTACAATTTTCATTCCTGACCAGAGCTTTATCCCAAGACGTTTTTCTATAAATACGGCAGGGTGACTCCTATAATATTCAAGCCTCTCTTTTTTACTCGTCTTCTTCGTCTTCAAGAAGATCTTCCATTGTGATAAAATTTGCATTAACGTCTGCCTGAATCTTCTTGCCGTAATTCTCTCTATCGTTCATTTCAAGGAACCAAGCAGAAGCCTTCCAATCTTTACCGGATGCCCTGTCTATTATTCCGATATGTTTTGTCATAGCAATAGATTTGCCTTTAGCAATCAAACCGGCAATAGTGATGTATTTCTTTTGTGATTCATTCAGCTTATCGAATTTCTTTTCTTTGTTCTGAATAGCCTCTGCAAGTTTTCTACCATTGGCAGCCCAGCCATCCCATGTTGTCTTTGGGATTCCCATGCTTTGAAAGACATACTTTTGATAATTGCCCTGATATAACAGAGCTTTTATCTTCACCAACTTTTCCCATGTTAGGGAGTTAATACGACCAGGCCCCTCCCGGGTTTCCTGTTTCAGAGTTTCTACAAATTGTTTAAGGTCGGCTTTTTGGGATCTAGTCATGCATCTTATTATCTCCTTATTCTTTTTTATT